ATGACCTACATGAACCAACTCGACCTTGCGGATCTTCTGGGACCGCCAAGGGCTGAAAAGGAAAACGCCGCCCCGGCTGGACCCCGGAACGGCGCAAAGATCGATGGAAATATTGACACCACGGAACATAGCACAAGCCCGGACTCGTCGCTAGACCTGCCGTTGTCACTCACTTTCTTCTGCAGCAAGACCGACACGACGCCCCAAAACGAAACGCTGACACTGCGCCAGTTTGTCGAACGGGCCGGCAGCGTCTTTGCCGATGAGAAGGCCGAGCTGCCTTTGGTGAAGCTGGGCACGTTCAAAGGCGGCAGGAAGGCCGAACACCTGACCGCACGCCACGGAGTCGAAATCGACTATGACGCGGGCGAGGTGACTCCGAACGAAGCCGCGGCAAGGTTGCGGGCGGCAGGACTCGCCGCTGTCGTTTTCACCTCTTCAAGCCATACACCCGACAAGCCCCGGTGGCGTGTTCTACTGCCAACCGCTGCCCCCGTGAGCCCGGCAGCGTCCGCGGTCCTGGTGGAACGTGTCAACGGCGCCCTTGGGGGCATTGCCGGCAAGGAGTCTTTTGACCCGTCGCGCTGCTACTTCTTCGGACGTGTCAGGGGCAACGCGCCGCCCGAGATCCACATGATCGATGGGCGAACGATCGACCATGCAACCGACCTGCCGCGCATCGGCAAACGGGCGGCGCCGATCGATGACCTTGCCGAGCTGCTAGGGCCAGACACGCCCGCGCCGATTGCCACGGAACAACGGCCGCTGTCGCTGACAGCCGCACAGGTCCGCGATCTGATTGAACACCTGCCGAACCCGAATGATGCTGACCGCTGGCACCGGAAGGAAACCGTCACGCTGGCGCTAAAGCACCAGTTCAGCGGCGATGCTGAAGGACTCGAAATCCTGCACTCATGGGCAAGGAAGATCGGTCCCGACTATGACGCGAAGGAAGTTGCCAAGGAATGGCAACGCCGCAAGGTGACGCCGCCGAACGGCCGCGCTGCGATCACGCTGGCGAGCCTTGTTGCCGAGGCGAAGGCGCACGGCTGGTCCTGGCCCGAGATGGAAATCAGTGACTCCGACTTCGAAGACCTGCCGGAACTTCCGCGCGCCAAGTCGCGCCTGTCATTCCTGAGCCCTTCCGAATGCGAAGCTGCCCCGTCGCGCGGCTATGTCCTGAAGGGCTTCCTGGCACCGGGCGACGTGGGGTGCATTGTGGGGGCACCGGGCGCCGGCAAGTCGCTGCTCTCGCCCTTCCTTGGATATGCCGTTGCACAGGGCCGGGAGGTCTTCGGAATGCGCGCGAGGGCGGGCGGCGTGTTCTATGTCGCGGCCGAGGATCCGCACGGGATGCGCGGCAGGGTGAAGGCGCTGAAATCCATCTATGGCGATGCACCCGAGTTCCAGCTTGTCGCAGGCGTGTCCGATCTTCTGGCGAAGGAGTCGCCCGATTTGGTCGCGCTTCTGGAAGCTGTGAAGGCGCAACGCCCCGCATTGATCTTCCTCGACACGCTGGCAATGGCGTTTCCCGGACTCGAAGAGAACAGCGCGGAAGGAATGGGCCGGGTTGTCAGCGTCGCGCGAAAGTTGACCAGATGGGGCGCTGCCGTGCTTTTGATACACCACGATACAAAAGACGGGCAACAGGGACTGCCGCGGGGCCATAGCTTGCTGAATGGCGCTCTTGACGTGGCGCTGCATATCAAGCGCGACGAGTCAGGCGTGGTGCGGGGCCGGCTGACCAAAAACCGCAACGGGCCATGCGACAGGGATATCGCGTTTACCATTGGCACGATTGCCGGCGGGACAGATGAAGACGGCGACGAAATCCGGTTGCCCTACGCCGCGCCATGTTCGGCCGCTGCAAGCTACGCATTCGAGAAACTGCCAAGGTCGGAACAAGCGGCGCTGGACGTTCTAGAGCGTGAGGGCGGCAGATTGCCTGAAGCAGATTACAAGGACGTCATGGCGAGCGGGCGCGACGTGTCGGCGTCCGACAACGCAAAGTCGCGTCGCGACGTTGCAACTAGGGCGATCCGGGGGCTTCTGGAAAAGGGACGCATCAAGTTTAAAGATGGGTTCTACTGCATCCCCGACGACTTCGACGACTTGGACACAGAGTTTGTCGCTGACGCGACAGCGCGACACGACGCGACAGAAGCGCGACAAGTCGCGATTGTCGCCACCCGGCAAACCGATGCGCCAGCGCGACCGACGCGACAGCAGCCCTTTAGGGCTGTCGCGTTGTCGCGTCGCGTCGATGCCCTGAGTTCGGTTGAGATAGAGGGGATGGTTTCATGATCCCCCTGCCGATCTGCACCACGGATGCCGCGTCGCATGAACCGCGAACGTTGGCTGAAATCGATCATGCAACTGGTTCGATCCTGCATTCAGTCGCATCGGCAGCGGGTCCTTGCCTCGGGGGCGGCCACGCGGGGGACTCCGACCGCGAAAAAAACCGCTCTTCAGAAATTTTCAATCTTGGGAGTCCGATATGTCAGGACCTGTGACCTTCATTGACGACTTGGGCGAACTGCTAGGGGATGAACCGGAACCCGGCAGCCGCCATGTGCCGCCCCGCTTAATGGGAACTTCAAGGAACGATGACTCGGGGCAATCCGCTGCCGGTGGACCCGCCGCGCCTGAAGGGCCTCCTGAGCCCATTCCTGCGATTACCGACGAGTCGGGCATGGCGGCGCTTCTGGGAATTGGAGCAAGTCAGATCCGCACGAAGGCACGCGACGGAATCCTGATCCGATCGGGGCGCGGCCGGTACGATGTTCGGGCCAGCCTTGCACGTTACCTGGCGCAGTTGCGCGATGCCGCGTCGCGCGGCGGCAGACAGGGGCAAGAGGAAGCCAATCGCGATCTGAAAGCGGAATCGATCCGAGTGAAGCGGGCGCAGGCCGACGCGCAAGAACTGAAGAACGCTGCATCGCGCGGCGAACTGCTGGAGGCAACCGCCGTCGAACGGCAGTGGGCATCGATCCTGCGCGATGTTCGGGCCGGGCTTCTGGCGGTGCCGTCCAGAGTTGGCGCCAAGCTGCCGCACCTGACCGCGCATGACCTTGCCGAGATCGACCGAGAGATCCGGCGCTCACTTGAAAGGTTGTCGGATGGGAATTGAACTGACCGCAAGCAACGCGCTGCAAGCCCTACGCCCGCCGCCAGCCATTCCGCTGGCCGACTGGATCGAGTCAAACATCTACCTTCCACAGACTGCATCGGCATTGCCCGGAAAAATGCAACTCTGGGCCTATCAGCGCGGCATCTGCGATGCGATCGACGATCCTGAAATTGAGCGTGTCACAGTCCTGAAGTCAGCGCGCATCGGCTATACCGCGCTCCTGTCGGGTATCATCGCGGCGCATGTGGCGAACACGCCTTGCCCGATCCTGTCAGTTCTGCCGACCAGTGACGATGCCCGAGATTATGCCGTCGATCTGGAAGGCATCTTCGAAGCTTCGCCGGAACTTCGCGGCCTGCTGTCCGACGAAGCCGACGAGTCCGGCCGCTCGACCATGCTCAACCGCAGGTTCGCAGGGGGAAGCCTAAAATTCGTCGCGGCCAAGTCGCCCCGAAATTTGCGACGGCACACTTCCAAGCTGCTGATAATGGACGAAATAGACGGATTCGAAGTCAGCCAGGAAGGCGACCCGATCGAACTGGCGACCATGCGCACACTGACTTTTCGCGATCGGAAAATCATTGCAGGATCGACTCCCGTCTTCGATTTCGGGCCTGCGACGCGGCTTTACGATCAATCCGACAAGCGGGTTTTTGAAGTGTGCTGCCCGAGTTGCGGCGATTTTGCGGAAGTCCGGTGGGCTGATTTGCGATGGACCGAAGGCGACCCGGACTCGGCGCATTGGGTTTGTCCGTCGAACGGCTGCATCGTGGAAGAGCGGCACAAGCCTGCGATGGTCGCGGCAGGGCGTTGGCGAGCAACGGCGCCGGACGTGAAGGGACATGCGGGCTTCAGGATCAACGCCCTTGTCAGCCCGCATTTCAATGCCCGATGGGGCAAGCTGGTGGCCGAGTTCCTGAAGGCGAAGCGTAGCCCCGATACACTTCAAACGTTCACGAACCTGGTTCTAGGCGAACCGTGGAAGACCGAAGGTGAGGATCTGGACGAACGCGCCCTGTTCGAACAGCGGGAGACTTTCAACCTGGAGGCATTGCCGCCGGAAGTCTTGTTCCTGACAGTAGGAGTCGATTGCCAAGACGATCGGCTTGAGGCTGTCATTATGGGGCACGGCGAGTCTGACCTGTTTATTCTGTCGCATGAAGTGTTCTGGGGGCCGATCGACGGCGAAGCGATCTGGGCGGACCTGGACTACCTGTTGCGGGAACGTTGGAAGCACCCGAAGGGCGGCACGATCGGCATTGATGCCGCCTGCGTCGATAGTGGCGACGGCGGGCACACTGAGATTGTGCACGGCTTCACGGCACCGCGGTTCGGGCGCCGTGTGGTCAGTATCAAGGGCGTTCAGGGCTTCAGCCGCCCGTTCCTTCAGCGATCTGGGTCGAAGGGCAGCCCGCTTTGGCTCGCTGGCGTCGATGCGATAAAATCGCAGTTGTTCAACCGCCTTTCGCGCGGGCAAGGTGTCCGGTTTGGCGATGCGTTGGAAAGTGTATACTTTGAACAGTTGACAAGTGAACGTCGCGTGGTGCGATATACGCGAGGAACGCCGCAAGCTCGGTTTGAGCGGATCAAAGGGAAACGGGCGGAGTCACTGGATGCGACGGTTTACTCTTGGGCAGCGCGGCATTTGATCGGGCAGAAGGTTGAGGCACGGGCAGCAGAACTGGCGAGTCCTGCGGCACCAAAAGCAAAGTCTAGAGTTAGTCGATCACATTGGATGGGGAGATAAGAAAATGGGTACAATTATGCATTTCGGAAATCGGAAGGTTGTAGATAACTTTTCGGGAAAAGAGGTAGATTTGGAACTCGGTACTTCGGGAGCCATGGGCAACGGCCCACAACTCTACTTGAACCTAAACGGACAGAGCATTTGCCTTTCGCATGAAGATGCGAAGGTATTCTGCGAAGCTGTAGATGGAGTAGCGAAATATCTTGGTTACTAGGTAATTTGCGACACATCCGATTACGATGCCTTTTTAGAACAGCACATCGCTTGAGCGAGCTCCTTTGCTCGCACGCTTGCCTCCGAAAGTGAGGCACAGGCTAAGTCGGCGCGTGAGATAAAGCCGTTGCCGGCAAAGTAACCCGGCATCATCCCTGCGTCGCCTTGAAGGACGGCGGCTTGTCCGGCCGACGCTTCAAGCGCATCTCCGAACCACGGGCCACGCCATACAACGGACTCCGGTTCGATTTCGTTTATCGGAATTGATATGATCGGTGCAAACATCTGCGACTCCTTCTTCTGAGAAGTCCAGCTTAGCAGATTCGCCCAACATTCCTACGGACGTCTAAAGTGATCGTCACTTAATAAGTGAATCAATCGTAGAAGGCGCAGAATGCAATGTCCAGATTCTCACCCGTGATCGGAAGCCCGCGTGTTTGCAGCCATTTTGCGACACATGCTGCCGCGAACTCGAAGGGCACCCCGGAAGCGTTCAACGCCTTTGCGTAGTTCCGGACCGCGCGTCGTTTGGCATTTGGCATGGGTCAACTCCGTGAGGGTGCGGGCGGCAGGGCCGAGGATGACGAGTCTTAAGCCCCGCCGCCCGCGTTGGCAGACATGGCAACATCACTCCCATGATGCAGCAACACCCTTCTAGCACATTCGGAATTAGTAAATCCAGCAGAATCTTTGATGTTGACTCATCATTTTGCGTATCGGTATGCTGGCCGGAACAACGGAGGTTCCGCCATGCAAACCCGGATTTACACACTGCGCGACTTCACAACGGTTATCAGTGAAACCGAGAAACGGCCGAATACCGAAAAGGTATTCAATCAGTTAAAGGGTCTTGCTGCGCGCGGGCTCATGCGCCCGTTGCCTGACCGCTACGGGCCGAAGGGGGCGCTTCTGTTCACGGCGTCAGAACTGTTCCGGGCGCGCGTCCTGATGGCAGCGATCGATATGGGGCTGTCATCCGAGAACTTGGCAAAGCTGGGTTCTGATCTGGACGACAAAGCCCTGATGGAACGGGCGATTACTGACCTGTCAGCCGCGCAACCTTCGCTGTGGCTGATTGAAATTAGTTGGATTCGCGTTCCCGAGCAAGAAAGCGCTGGCGTTTACGGCAACTGGCTGCGGGATGAAGTGCGGATGCGCCGCGGCGCTGCTGATCCGCTGGCGCCTGACACTGTAAGTGTTTCAGGAACGATCGAAGGTGCACTGTATATCCGGTTCACTTCTATCGCGCTGCCGCTTCATGCCGCCTTGCACGAGTCTGAAGTCTGATGGGCCTTCTTTCGCGCCTCTTCACCCGCAAAGCTGAACCGCCAGCCATTCGCCGCTTCGACGGTGCGGCCGGGGGCCGGCGCGCATCGGGCATGGGCAGTTTTGGCAAGATCAACCCGGAAGTCGCCGCTGCCGGTGCATCGCTCCGCAGCCGCGCGGCCTATCTGGCGAACAACAACCCTTGGCTTTCCCAAGGCGTGGCGAACTGGACCGGGGCGCTTGTCGGCGCCGGCATCCAACCGACTTCGCGGCACCCTGACAAGGCAACGCGTCGCGCGCTGAATGCGTATTTTGAAGCGTGGGCGACTGAGGCGGACGCCGAAGGGCGGGCCGACTTTTGGGGCATTCAGGCGCAGATTGCGCAATCGATGGTCACTGCGGGCGAAGGTCTGGCGCTGCTGATCGACACTGACGAAGGGCCACGCCTGCGCGCCCTGCCGCCCGAACTTCTGGACGAAAGCAGAACTGCCGAGTTGCCCGAGGGTCGCGCGATCTTCGCAGGCGTGGAAGTTGACGCGAACGGGCGTCGCGATGCCTTCTGGATCATCCCCGAACGCCCGGCTTCGGTCTTCGCGAACTATGCCCCGGCGCAGCGTATCGACGCCGCAAACGTCTTGCACGTCTTCCGGCCGATCGCGCCGGGACAACTCCGCGGCGTGTCTTGGCTGGCGCCAGTCGTGTTGCCGGCATCCGATTTCGATCAACTTTGCGATGCGCTCCTAGTCGGGGCGAAGACCGCCGCCATGTTCTGCGCATTCGTCACAAATCAAAACGCTGTTGGTGGGGAAGACCCGTTTGAAGGCGAAGACGTGCCGTCACTCGAACCTGGCACCCTGCAACGCTTAGGGGGCGGATGGGATATTAAATTCGCCAGCCCGCAACAGGCGCAACAGATCGACTCGTTTCTGAAGTTGAACCTGCGCCAGCTTGCCGCCGGTCTTGGGCTGCCCGATCATCTGCTTTCCGGCGATCTGACAGGAGCGAATTACAGTTCATTGCGCGCTGGTCTGCTTCCGTTTCGGCAGCGCGTCGAACAGATCCAGTATCAGATTCTTGTGCCGCAACTCCTGGCGCCGACCTGGCGGGCAGTCATTCGGCACGGAATCCTGACGGACCAAATCGATGCGCCGGATTTCGAACAGAATCCCGGCCACTATTTGCGCGCGGATTGGCTGCCGCCGAAACCGCTGCAAGTCGATCCGCTGAAAGACATCAACGCGACTGTCGCTGAAATCGAAGCGGGTTTGACAAGTCGCCGCAAGGCAATAGCGGAACGCGGATGGGTTCCCGACGACCTTGAAGACGAAATCGCAGCCGAAAGGACGCCCAATGCGAGCGAAGATTGAACCGACCGAACTGCGGCGCCGCTTCACTGTGAACGTTGAGCGGGCAACCCGGATATTCGTGCCGCGAACCGGGCAATACCTCGACCGCGATGGGCGACCCATGGCCGATGCTCAAAAGGAGTCGATCGATGACCGGACATGATATTGCCCTGCATCGGTCAGCGTCTTTGTCGATCGGCAGCTTCGACGCTGACGCCCGCACGGTTGAAGCGACCATTTCCACCTTCGCGGACGTGACCCGGCGCGATGCGCGCGGCGCCTATGTCGAACGTCTCGACCCCGCCGGCCTCGACCTGTCGAACCTGACAGGCGTTCCGCTACTGGACGGGCACCGGCAGGGCAGTGCCCGCGACGTTATCGGCGTTTTGGAAACTCACCGGATGGAGAGCGGACAGCTTGTCGCAACCTTCCGCCTTTCCGGCGCCGCCGATGCAGCGCCGATCATCGAACGAATTTCTGAGGGCACCCTTCGCGGCGTGTCAGTCGGATACCGCGTGACCCGTTGGCAGGAGTCCCGAGATGGGCAAGGCCAGCGGGTTCGAACCGCCGTCGCCTGGCAGATTCACGAAGCCAGCGCCGTCGCAATCGCTGCCGACCCCGGCGCAACTTTCAGGAGTGGAACCCCCATGCCCCTAGACAATGAAAACGACCGCGCCGAGCTGATTCAGCGCATCCGCAGTGCCCATGCCCTTCCCGAAGATTGGGCAACCCGCATGACCGAAGCCGCCGACGAACTGACCGACGACGAAATCCGGCAGTCGGGCCGCGACGAAGCCCTGACCCGGCGCCGCAGCCTTCCGCAGATCCGCGTTGGGCATTCTTCCGACGATCCAGCAGCCCTGCGCACGCGGCAGGCCGATGCACTTGCATTCCGCATGGCCGGTGGCGAGCTGCCCGAAGCGAGCCGTGATTTCGTGGGCCTGAGCCTGAAGGAAATGGCTGCCGATGCCCTGGCCCGTTCGGGCGTGTCCGTCCGCGGACTTTCGACCGACGAACTGTTTCAGCGCGCAGCGCATGGCACGTCCGACTTCCCCCTGGTTGTGAGCAACGCCATGGGCAAGGTCGCGGCTGAAGCCTACCGGGCAGCCGAAAGCCCGCTGAAGGCGCTGGCGCGGCAACGCACCCTGCCGAACTTCAAGGAGTCGACGTCGATCCGCCTTGGCGAGATGGGTCGACTCGAAGAGATGACGGAGCAAGGCGAGTTCAAGGCCACGTCCCGTGCCGAGAACGGCGAGACGCTTCACCTTCGCACCTTCGGCCGCAAGATCAACGTCAGCCGAAAGCTGATGATCGATGATGACCTGAACCTTCTGGGCGACATGACCGCCGCGATGGGGCAGGCCGCAGCGCAGACTGAAGCGGACGAACTGGTTTCGCTGCTGACGGCAAACCCGGACCTGAGCGACGGAACGCCGGTCTTCGACGCCAGCCGGGGCAACCTGGGCACGGTCGATTTCAATCAAGCGGGACTCTTCGACGAAGTCGCGTCGGCGCGCGCCCACATGCGCACAGTGAAGGGACTCGACGGCAAAACCATCATCGATGCCGCGCCGAAGTACCTGATCGTTTCGCCGGCGATGGAAACCGACGCTGAACGTTTTCTGTCCGCGATCTACGCCCCGAAAACTGACGACGCGAACCCGTTTGCAGGGAAGTTGGAACTGGTCATCGAGCCCCGCTTGACCGGCGCAGGCTGGTTCCTGATGGCGGATCCGGCGCGGCTGGCGTCGCTCCAATACGCCTATCTTGCGGCCGCGCCGGGCGTCCAAATCCAGCGCATGGAATCCTGGGAAACCCTCGGAATGTCGTTCCGGGCCTTCCTCGACTTTGGCTGCGGCTGGCTCGACTGGCGCGGCGCCTACTATTCGGCCGCGTGATGGCGACGCTTGCGCAACTGACCGAATGGCGCACCCGGCTTCAGGAGTCCCGCTACGGCGGGCTCCGCGAAGTCCGGGACAGCAACGGCGAGTCTGTCTTCTACAAGTCGGACTCGGAAATGGCACGGGCGCTCGCTGCGATCGATGCCGAGATTGAGTCGATGCACAGGCGCCCTGCCTCTCGCATCCTTCCCCAAACATCGAAAGGACTCTGAACATGAAGAACTTTGAACAAGCCGGATCGAACCTGACGATCCCTGCACCCGCTGCCGTGGTCTCTGGAGGCGTTGTCATCGCTGGCGAGATCCGGGGCATCGCTGCCGGTTCCGCCGCGATCGGCGCCAAGGTTGACGTTGTGACTACCGGAGTGTTCCGGCTTCCCAAAGTCGCAGCCGACAACATCACTTTGGGCGCTGCCGTCTACTATGACGCCGGCGAATCCCTGGTCACGATCGACGACGACGAAGGCACGAACGTCAAACTTGGCGTTGCCGTCGAAGCTGCTGCCGCGACGACCGGCAGTGTTGCCGTTCGCCTGTCGGCGTTCTGAACCGATGCAAAGCCAAGCCCGCCAGCCTTCGCAAGTGATACAACCGCCGTTCCGGCGCGGATTATCGCGAGCCGAGGCGGCGGGCTACATCGGAGTCAGCCCTTCCACCTTCGACAAGCTGATTGCCGCAGGCGAGATGCCTGGCCCCAAGCGCATATGCAGCCGGAATATCTGGGATGTGCGCGCTTTGGACTTGGCGTTTGAAGCACTTTCGGGCGACGCTACAGAACCCGAAACCAATGATTGGGACTGAGCATGAAGCAACTCCGAAAACCACCCAAGTATTGCCAAGGCTTCGAAGATCGACACGGCAAAATGCGCTGGTACTTTCGACGCCCTGGCTTCCAACGCCGCCCGCTGCCGGGCCTGCCGTGGTCTCCGCAGTTCATGGCAGCTTATTCCGATGCAATGGAATCGGATAAAGCAGAAGTCGGAAAAGCAAAGGTCGCGCCGGGTAGCGTAGCCGCACTTGTTGCCAGCTACTATCGCAGCGCCGAGTTCATTGGCCTTGCTGAATCCACGAAACGCGCAGTCAGGAACATCCTTGAACGCTTTCGCGCCGAACATGGCGAAAAGCGGGTAGCACACATGGAAAAGCGGCACGTCCAAAGGATCTTGGCTGAGAAGGTGAGCACGCCTGATGCAGCGAACCGACTGCTTAGGTTGCTTCGAAGCCTCATGGTTCATGCCGTCGATCTGGGCTGGCGCCGCGACGATCCGACCTTGGGCATTAAGAAAATGCGGCACAGGTCGGAAGGCTTCGAAACCTGGCAGGAAGACCACATCGCAGCCTTCCTCGACCACCATAAGCCCGGCACCCGCGCGCATTTGGCCTTGTCGCTCCTGCTCCACACGGGGCAGCGACGCGGCGACGTGGTGCGCATGGGCCGACAGCATGTGAAAGCTGGAGTCCTAACCATCGTTCAACAGAAAACAGGTCAGGAAGTGAGCATCCCGTTGCACCCGGAACTTCGGGCATCTCTGGACAGTTTGCCGAAGGACAACCTGACTTTCATTCTGTCGGATCGCGGCAAGCCGCTGACTCCCGAGGGGTTCACCAACTGGTTTAACAAGATGGTGAAGGCAGTTGTGGACAAGGACGGCAACCGATTGCTTCCCGATGGTCTGTCGCCGCACGGCTTGCGCAAGGCAACGTGCCGGAGGTTGGCCGAGGCGGGATGCAGCGCGCATGAAATCATGTCCATCAGCGGCCACCAAACGCTTGCCGAAGTGACTCGATACACTGTCGCGGCCAACAGAATCCATCTTGCCGAACGTGCTGTTGCGGCATTGGGACGGAAAGAACAGTGA